GACATGTTTGATCCAAAGACTTTGTTCTTTTGGGCTCAACGTGTGATCTACTGGTTTTCCTGTGCGAAGGAGCTTTATGAGCTCTACTTGGCCTGTAAGGCCGAGTTTGACTCGCAGCCGGACGAGCCTTTTGGTTCGTCCGTCGGGAGGTCTCTTTTCCTCCTTAAGGAAACTTTTGGTTACATTGAAGCTGCTTTTAAGACTGTTGGCTCTTTTCATAGCCATGAGTCTGAGCAGCCTTGGTGGATCGAAGGGAAGTAGATTTCACAACCGTATCCGTTTTTAGCAGGAGTGTGTTACAATGTCGTTGCGAATTCGTGGTTCTGAGTATAGTCGCGTCGTTAAGACGGGCTACGCTTTTCAAGTCGCGTATGGGGGTCAAAACGCCTCCTTGCGCCTTGAAGTCCAAGTCCATGATCTGATGTTGCCGTTCTTAGGGTATTATTTTTACTGCCCTTCGACGGTACGTCCTGTATCATCGGTTATTGGCTTCCAAGGTGTACCGGACTCTTTTTCTGACTATAAAGTCAGCACTAAGCCGGTACTCTTCTACGATGCCAGTGGCACCCACGACTCTCTAGCTTATGGTAGCTTCTTGGCTAACCTTCAGCTATTTGCTTCAACTCTCGGGGCTCCGGCGCTTGTAGCGCCGTCTTCCGTAGGTGAGCACGCACTTCGCCATGAGACATACTCTGGTGAGCTCTCTGCTAAACAGACTGACTTTCCCACGTACACTGATAGTCTCAATTTTTATGGGGTTTCTATACCCTGTAGAAACTATCACGGTATGATATACCAGTACATGACGGTTAATTCCGTTATTCCACTGGATGTTGTGCCGTACGGCTGGAATGGTGGAGGGGTTGTCTCCTTCAACGTTCTTGATTTCCTGGATGCCCTTATAGGCAAGGAGATCAGTAGTTTGTCCACTGTTGATGGTCAATTAACGAATAGGGTTTTTTCAGACCTTTCGTATGATCATTCTGATGGTGGGCTTACTATACGCTATCGTATGAGGACCTTCAATATTGTTGATGGTACCAATTGCGAGTGGGTTTCGACCGTGAGGGTCACTTTCGTAGATCCTCCGGCCGACACGTCGCCAGTGGTAGGTGGTTCCTACAGCTCCCGGTATACTGGGACCTGTACATTTAGCTTTGTAGGGTCGATCCTCACTGGATCCCTTGCAGGGTTTGCCGACTCAGATAGCCAGGTTGGTTCCGGTGTTTACCGGTCCTTCCCTTTGTATTTGTCTACGGCTACCTCCTCCATTGCTGGAGAATGGGATGACGTTTCGTATTGTTTTAGAAGTTTGTCTAGTCAACGGTTTTTAGTTCCTTTTAGGAACGCCGTTTACTCAAACTTTTATGATATAGCGACGTCATCTATGTTCTCAACCGTTGACGCCTTCAAAATGGCGGAAGCGAGTCTGAATACTAATGTACTTCAGACTTTGGCAAAGTTGCCTAGTATCTGTTCTGCCATGCCTGAAATAGGCAAAGCGATAGATTTACTCGGCAGGCTGGTCAAGCGGGACCTTCGTCTTTCCACGTTTAAGGAAATACTAGATCTCGCCACTTCAACTCATCTGCAGGCGGTGTTCGAGTGGAGGCCATATTATGAGCTTCTTACCCGTTACATTCCTCAGGTGCTCTCAACGTTGGATTCTATCGGAGACATTCGATCGAATTCGGTTGGATACGGTTCTTTCTCTTTCAAGTTCTCTAATGAATTTGGGAGGAAAGAAGTCACTCTTAAGACTCGCACCAAGATAGTTATGGATGCGAGTCCTTCGGGGCTCCTGTCCGCTGCCGTGGGTTTGGATGCTTTGGGCCTTTTACCTAAGGCGTCTAATCTATGGGATCTCTTACCATTCACTTTTGTTGTGAATTGGTTCACTGGTGTCGGAGAAGCGATTCGTAGGGCCGAATATGCCACATTTTTGGCTACTATCCCTGCTTACTACGTTCACTCCTACACTTTATCCAGCCCTTTATCCGACGATGAACTCGATTTGTTGAAGATGTCGAGTTCTATATCGGAACCAGCATGTCTGCGGGTTTATGTAAGGGACGTAACAAAACGCCCTCCATTTCCTAGAGACACTCGGTTGGGTTTTGGCTTACCTAGTGGTATCCCTTCATTGGGTTCCCTGGGCAGTCTTCTGTATCAGCTAATATTTGCCTGATACATTATATCCACTCCTTATTTAGGAGTATTACCTTCGAAAGGAAGGTTCCATGACCATCACATATTCCATTGATCACCTCGTGACCTCAGTTGAGGACGTGAGTGTGGAAGTGGCTGCTAAGTCAGAAATGACTCTGCAGTCCAGCGACATCGATCCTAAGACCGGTGAGACTGTATCGATCTACGTTCTGGCGTCGGGTGATAATGCATACCCTTCGACAGTAACCTACCGTAGCGGTGTTCAAAACCGTAGCGGCAATCAGGTTAGGCGTATTTCAATAACCTTCAATTCATGGGCCGTTGTGGCAGACAGCGTTAGCGGCGTAGACACTCGTAAGCCCATTTCGGGCACGGTGAGCTTCGTCGTTCCTGCCGATTCTACCACCGAAGTCGCTGATATGGACGACATGCTCGGAAACTTGTTCAGTTTCTGCTATGCGTCCGTCACGACTAAGGTGCGCAGCGCAGCTTACTTGCAGAAACTCCTTTATGGAGTTACTCAGGTAGCCTGATGCAACACGAGGTCCTCATTAGGACCTCGGACGGCCGTCGATCGTTTGTCATCGACGATGGCTTTTGTATAACGTTGGGTGATGCTATGAGCGAGAACTTAGATATTGTGTCTTTGTTTGTTGCTTCATGGTTGTCACTCCTATCAGATAGTCCACTCAATCCCGACGATAAGCCTTCAAAGCTCTATCGCCGCTTCCTTAAACGGATGCAAGACTTGGGCCTTAAAACCCTCGTCAAGGGATACTCCGATCTAGCTCATCAACTGGTCGCAAGACCTAGTCTGATGGGCTCAGGCTCCTCAACAGGAGACTGGATAGACGGCTTCGAGGACACACCTGTGTTTTTCGAATATTGCCGCTACTATAAGACTGGAGATTCCAAGTTGTTAGACTTCTTGTATACGTTCCTCAACTTCGGGAAGAAGTTGGAGTTCGACGATGAGTCTTTCAATTCAGCCGCCTTTCGCGACTGGCTTGGAATTGAGAAAAGGCTAAGCGATCATGAGTACTGCTCTGATGACATATCTTCCTTACGGAAGATCCTCGGGGCTGTATTGCCCACATTTACGTTTGAGGACGCCCGACCGAAATTCGGCCCCGGGCGTGTCCAAGAGCGTGGTGTGGAGGGGCGGCTGGGAAAGTTGCGAAACTTACCCTTTGATCCCCTCATTGATCGTTTCTTCTTCCGTGGTCATATAGGCATGTATGGCTATGGTGGAGAACACGGACTCGACGTTTCTAGGATCATCCCTGATCCGGACCGTTGGTCCCCTGATAGAGAGCTGAGCTCTAGGACTGCACGAGTGCGTTTTGCTCGGAAGAACATGTGGATTTCAAGGACCATTTGCATGGAACCTAATCTCCTAATGTATTTCCAGCAAGCCGTTTTGCGTGAGTTTATAAGGCTTTTGGACGATTCCCCTATGTCTGCCTTTATTGACATACGGGACCAGAGTAGGAATCGTGCGCTCGGTCTCTACGGTAGTTATACCGGCGAGATTGATACGCTAGACCTCTCTGCGGCAAGTGATTCGGTTACGGTTAAGCTGGTAAAGGGTATTTTCCCTAAATCTTGGCTTATCCCTATGCTGGTCACCCGATCCGACTCGGTCATACTTCCTGACAATAGTATAAAGTCTATTGTGAAGTTTGCCCCGATGGGATCAGCGTTGTGCTTCCCTACGCAATGTATTGTTTTTGCGTCGGTCTGCATTTACGCCGCTTGTCTACAGCTCTACGAGTCGCTTTCCGTGTCGGTCAGTTTTCACGATTGGTTGACGGATCGCGTAATACTGGATGTTGCTCAACGCTTTATGCGTAAGCCCCAGTACTCGCGTACCGACTACCAACCGCTGGCCGTCTACGGCGATGACATCTGTGTAGACCGAAGACTAACAGGTGTTGTAAAGTCCATCTTATCACGTTTAGGTTTTGTCGTCAATGAGGGCAAGTCCTTTGTTGGCAGTCAAGCCTTTCGCGAAACTTGCGGAGGGTATTACCTGAACGGGGTCGACATTACTCCCCTTTACTTTCGAGTTAAGGGGGTGAGGAGAAAACTAACTCCTTCACATGTCGCTTCTCAAGTCCATCTCATTAATGCTGCGTGGAATCACGGTTACAGTAATTTGTACCGTTTTCTTCACAATTCCTTAATGACGTGGGAATGTAGTTGGCGCTATCGAAACAAGGCGTCAGCTAAAAATGCCATTCCTTACGTATCTGATCCGTTATCCTTTGGCATCCTGTGTAAGTCTCCCGTTAACTCTCATTTGGAGAGACGTGAGCAACCGGATGTTGAGGGTAAACCTTTTTACCAAAGGGACGAATACAGAGCATGGATACTCTCGTATGACTACTGTGAGTCAGACGCCTCTCTCCAAGAGGTCGTCGATTCATACGAATATATGAGATGGTGGGCTGGTCGGGCCTCATCTTCGCAACCCTCTTCAAATGGGGTTTCGAGGTTCGACACCGGTGGTGCCGGACTGCGGTGGAGATGGATACCACTGCAGTAACCAAATAGTG